ACGATATCAAAGCAAAATATCCAAGCCTAAAAGTGATTGGATATGACGAATGGAACGCTACACAGCTTGCCATTCAGTTAGAGCAAGAGGACGGCATGCAGGTAATGCCGATCCGACAGGGCTATAAAACCTTGTCACCGGCATGCAAGGAGTTGGAAAAACTAGTTGTGGAGGGGAAACTAAGGCATGGTGGCAATCCTGTCCTTAGATGGGCCGTCAATAACGTGGTTATCCAAAGCGACCCCAACGACAACATCAGACCGGTCAAGAACAAGGCAACAGAGCGTATAGACCCGGCCGTTGCGCTGATCACGGCCATAGCGGCTTGGCAGCAGATGTGCTTGTTAGACGATGAAGACAGCGTATATGAAACCCGTGGCGTGTTAGCCATATAGGGAGGTGAAAGTGTGGGGATACTAAGTAGGATAAAGGGGCTTTTTCAGAGGCGGAGCAGTGCGGCAAACCCATCTGAATGGCTAGTGAAAATGTTTGGGGGCGCGGTGTCAGCGTCCGGGCTAAGCATAGCCGAAGAGGACATGCTCAAAGTTTCGGCCGTTTTTGCGTGTGTCAACCTCATATCGAACACGATCGCCTCGCTTCCCCTGCCCGTATATAGGCGACTCCAGCCGCGGGGAAAAGAGCGGGCGCGGGACCATTACCTTTATGACATCCTCCAATATGAACCTAACCCCGAAATGACGGCCTTTGACTTCAGGAAAGCCATGCAGGTGCAGCTGGAGCTGTACGGCAACGCTTACGCCAACATAGTATATGACATGGCAGGGCGAGTGAAGGAGCTATGGCCTATTCCTACGCCTTATGTCCGGCCCGTAATAGACGACAGCCGCATGATAAAGGCTTACGAAGTATCATTGCCGGACGGCAAGGTTGCTGTGCTCCCGCGGGATGAGATGTTTCACTTGCGAGGGCTTGGGGATGGATTTATGGGCTTTAAGCCATTGCAATATGCGCGGGAGCTGGTCGGCTTAGCCTTAGCTGCCGAGCAATATGGAGCCTCGTTTTTTGCCAATGGGGCGGTTGCCTCGGGCATAGTGGAGTTTCCAGGGCGTCTCACGCCAGAAGCGTTGCAGCAATTTAAAGAGAGCTTCAAGGAGAAATATGAGGGATTAGGCAACAAACACAGGATCATATTCTTGGAGCAGGGCTTAAAATTCAACCAGTTGACGATTCCCAACGATAACGCGCAATTCTTAGAGACGCGCAAATATCAGGTTGAGGAGGTAGCCCGCTTCTTTGGGGTCCCGCCTCATAAGATAGGGGCCCTTGACCGCGCGACATTCTCAAACATAGAGCACCAGGCGATGGAGTTTGTACAGGACTGTATCAGACCCCGAGTGGTCAATTGGGAACAGCAAATACGGCGACAGCTTTTCAGGGCGGCCGACAAAAAACAGTACTTTGCGGAACACATCCTCGAGGGGCTTTTGCGGGGCGACGCACAAAGCAGGGCTGCATATTACAGGGCTGGCCGCAATGATGGTTGGCTAAGCGCAAATGACATCAGAGAGCTTGAGAATATGAACCCGATCCCCGCCGAGCAGGGCGGAGATGATTATTTGATTAACGGGAATATGGTGCCTATAAGGGCAATTTTGCAAGAGAAAGGAGGGCAAGCGGATGCCTAATTTAGACATTGAACGCCGCTTTATACACGCCGAAATTGAGCTGCGCGCCGATGACGCCGAGCCTGTGGTTGCAGGATATGCAGCGGTGTTTCATGAGCTATCCGAGGACTTAGGAGGCTTTAGAGAGGTGATAGTGCCAGGGGCCTTTACAGAGGCCTTGAACGCGTCGGACATACGGGCATTGTTCAACCATGATCCCTCTCAGATCGTGGCCAGGACAAAAAACGGCACACTGAAGGTTTGGGAGGATGAAAAGGGCTTGCGTTATGAATTCACGCCGAACATGAAGACACAAGCAGGGCGCGACCTCGTGGAGCTGTTGAAAAGGGGGGATGTGGACCAATCGAGCTTTGCATTCTCAATGGACGGCGGGGTTGACGAATGGGACGATAGCGGAGATATCCCCGTGAGGCGCCTAAAGAAAGTTGGACGTCTCTATGATGTATCCCCTGTAACATATCCCGCTTACCCCGCAACGAGTGTGCAGGTGGCAAGAAGTGTGATTGACACATTGCAAGCCATAGAGGCGCGCAAGAAAGAGGCAGAAAAAGCCAGGATAGAGACGATCAAGAGGAAACATGAGATGAACCGCCGAAAGGCGGAATTAATTTTCTTAAGGGAGGTATTTTAGATGGGTGTTAAGGAATTGCTTGAGAAACGGGCAAATGTGTGGGAGCAGGCAAAAGCGCTAATCGACAAAGCAGAAGCAGAAAATAGAGACTTTACCGCAGAGGAGCAACAGCAGTATGATCGCATGATTGCGGAAATGGATGAGCTTGCCAAGAGGGCCAAGAGGCTCGAGGAGGCCCAGAAGCGAGAGAAAGAATTTGGCGATCCTGTAAATGAGCCGGTTAGAGCTGCAGGGGCAATGGAGGTCCCCGAAAAGGTCAAGGGTGACGCGGTCTACATGGCCTTTAGAAGCTACCTTCAGACCGGAATTGTGTCCCCTGAGCTTCGAGACTTGGCCGCTGGTGTAGACGCTTCTGGCGGTTACTTGTTTGCGCCGGAACAATTCACCAATGAGCTTATAAGAGAGATCGACGATGCCGTTTTTGTGCGTAGGTTGGCCAGGAAGTTTACTTTAACCACTTCTGACAGCCTGGGAGCTCCTGTACTGGATACCGACCTGTCCGACCCCGACTGGACGGCTGAAGTAGGAGCGGTAACCGCCGACACCAGCTTGGCCTTTGGGAAGCGCTCTCTTACTCCCAACCAGCTGACCAAATTGGTCAAGGTTTCAATGAAGTTGCTCAGAATAACTGCCGGAACAGCCGAGCAGCTTGTGCGTGAAAGATTAGCTGCCAAGTTCGCGGCTGCTTTTGAAAACAACTTCCTAAACGGCGACGGCTCAGGCAAGCCTTTGGGCGTTTTTGTCGCTGACGCGAACGGCATAAGCACGGCAAGAGACGTATCAGACGGCAACACCACAACCGCAATATCTGCCGACTCTCTCATTGCCGCAAAATATGCTCTTAAACAACAGTACCGCAATGGCGCACAATGGATATTCCACAGGGATGTACTGAAGGAGATCGCCAAACTAAAGGACAATGATGGTCAGTATATTTGGAGGCCCGGTCTTGCTGCTGGGCAGCCCGATACAATCTTGAACCTGCCGGTCAATGAATCGGAGTATGCGCCCAATACCCTGACCGCTGGAGCGTACGTAGGAATTCTTGGAAACTTCAGGTACTATTGGATCGCAGATTTGTTCGGGTTTGAGATTCAGAGGCTCAATGAGTTGTACGCGGCAAATAACCAGGTAGGGTTCATAGGCCGTATGTGGAGCGACGGTGCGCCCGTACTAGAGAGCGCCTTCGCCAGAATCCAAATGGCCGCTTCCTAAGCCATAGGATATAGGATAGCGGTTAAATGATGGGTGGCCGGGCTTTGCCTGGCCGCCTTTTCTACCAGGAAGGGGGTCCGACATGGTACGGATAAAGATGAACAAAACAGCAGCAGGGCCCTGGGGTGTATATCATGCAGGCCGTGAATATGACATAGAACATGCGTTAGCCGCAGCGTTGACTTCTTCTGGTGCGGCGGAGTATGTAGGAAGCCCGCACGTGATTGAGGAAGCTGTTATAGAGCCGGAACAAAAGGCTGTAACACGCGCCAAGGCAGCAAAAGCCAAGAAAAAACGCGGCAAATAGGAGGGGTAGGAAATGGGATTATATTTAAAGACCCCACCTAAATGGGAACCTATAACATTAGACGAAGCAAAGGCGCATGTGCGGGTAACACACAATGATGATGATGTATATATTGCACATTTAATATCTACAGCAAGGGCATATGCTGAGCAATATTTGAAATGGGCAATCCCAGAACAGACATGGGTATGGACGATGGATGAGTGGCCGGTCTTCCCTGTGAGAGTTCCTAAGTGTCCTTTGTCGGCGGTGGTTAGTTTTACTTATAAGACCGCGGACGGAGCGCAGGTGGTAGTGGATCCGGCAAGCTATATTGTAGACACAAACAGCCTACCTGGGCGGATCTATTACGAGCCTCCAGGGGTGACGCTGCCCGAAATAAACGGGATCACTATTGAGTTCGTGGCAGGGTTCGCCTCAGCGTCTGATGTGCCTATGGCAATCAAACATGCCATGCTGCTTATAATTGGACATTGGTATGAAAACCGCGAGCAGGTGACAACAGAGCGCCTTGCCACGGTGCCCTTTGGGGTTGAAGCCCTATTGGATCCATTGAGGATGTGGACGCTATGAGAATAGGAGAGCTCAGGACCCCGATTGCGATTTTGCGCGTTATCCATGAACCCGATGGGGTTGGAGGTTGGATAGAAACTGAAAAGCCTCTTGCGACAACCTGGGCAAAAATCGACATACCAAAAGCTATGTTATCACAGGTGGCGCAGCAAGACGTGGAATTGGCCGATTATGAAGTGGTGATAAGGTATGTGGCTAACGTACAACCACAAGCTGGAGATGTCATCGAGGTGGACGGAGAACGCCTAAAGATTTTAGGGGTGAAGCATGACACCAAAAAGCGCTGGCTCATTATGAGCTGTAAAACAGAGGTGAGCTAAATGCCGATCACAATTCACATAAAGGGCATGGAGGATGTTTTAAAGGAGCTTAGACAGGCGCCAAAAGAAGCCAAAAAGGAGGTTATAGGTGTTCTTCGCGAAGCCGCGCGGGATATTCAACAGGATGCAAGGACCCGTTGCCCAGTTGACACTGGCACATTACAGAAAAGTATCAGATATTCAGTATCAAAGAAAAAACTAGAGGCTAGAGTATCAGCCGGGGGCAAGGTGGCTGGGGTTGATGCTTTTTATGCGCCTTTTGTAGAATATGGCACAAAGCACGCTCCAGCCAAGCCTTTCCTATTCCCTGCCGCCAGAGCGCGTGAGAAGCAGACAACAGAAGAGCTAGAAGAGGCCCTGCTTAGGGCAATGGGGGCGATGTAAATGGCATTTGTTGATGTGCATGCCGCGCTATATAGCGCTCTAACAGGATCCGCCGAGCTCATGGTGAAGGTGACCGGTGTTTTTGATACGCTCCCGCAAGAGCAAGCCTCGCCCTATATCGTCCTAGGGCAGTTACAGGCCTTGCCGGGGCGACTTTTGAATGAAACAGAAAACGCCTGGAGCGTAGATATACATATTTGGAGCGCGCATAAGGGGCGCAAAGAGGTTTTGGAGATAGCAGACATCCTCCGGGGTGTTCTGTCAGGGTATTTTTTTGAGGAGCTGGTTGTTCAGGAAGACCCGTCAGGCTGGTTTCATGGGATCCTGACGGTCAGAGGTTACACCAGATAAGGAGGTAGACATAAATGGCTGTACATGAAGGAAAATATGCAATATTGCAGATTGATGTAAATGGGACCCCAACCAATTTTGGTGAAGTGAGAAGCTATACGCTGGAGATCACATCGAACACCATAGACGTTTCTACGCTTGGGACTGATTGGAAGGCATATCTAAGGGGCCAGAGGGGCTGGAGCGGCACTATAGAGTGTTTTTATGACCCAACCGACGCGGCCCAGGCCGAACTGGAGAGCTTGGTAGATGCAGGTTCTAGTGTGCATCTGATCTTTATGGACCTTGGCGTCGGATCTGGCAACCCCAAAAAGGAAGGTGACGCGGTTATAACCGGCGTAACCACTACGGTTGCAACCGAGGACGCAATCGGGCTCTCCATATCCTTCCAGGGGACTGGTGCCTTAACAACGTCAACGCAGGCTTAGGGGTGATATCTGATGAAAATTAAGCTGGCAGGTCGGGAGCACGAATTGAAGTATACGGTCAATTCTGTGCGCGCGTTGATCCAGGAGACGGGCAAAACACCGGCCGAGCTACTGCAGAACGGCTTCGATCCGACCGACTTTGACCTAGGGGTGAAGCTGATCTGGGGGGCTTTGCTGCATAGTAACAGAAAACTAAAGCCCGACACAGTAGGAGAGTGGTTGGATCTTTCGGAGGGCGTATATAGCGAGGCGGTGACGGCCGCTGCACAGGCCCTTACCGAGGCTTTTCAAAGACAATTTGGAGTTGATCTGGAGGTAGACGAGGACGAAGGCGAGGACGACACAAAAAACTAACCCCAGAGGGCTGGGTGCAGACAATCAAGGACATGGTCCTAATCGCGCTCGGCCCTCTTGGCTTATCCCATGAGGACCTATGGCGGCTTACCTGGGGCGAGTTGGAAGACCTCATTTATGCTTGGCGCTATAAAGAGTATCTGGAGTATCAAAAAATTGCCCACCTTGCCACCTGGCTCCTGAATGGATCCGGCAATCTCAAGATGCCTATTAGGGCGGATGAATTGGTGGGGCGATGGGTAGATGGACAAGTAATGAGCGAGAAGCAATATAGAGAATATGTGAAGCGCAAGGCACAACGGAAACAAAAGAACAAATAAAGGGGGTGCGGTAATGGCAAAGCGGATCACTTACGTGTTCGGGGCCGACCTATCGGACCTCGAGAGGTCCTGGAAAAAGATTGAGCGAAACATGCGCCAGCTTTCCAAAAAGATGGGCGACTATGGCCGGGCGATGTCAAAGGCTTTCACCGTACCCCTCGCAGGTATTGGTACAGCGGCCGCCAAAGCTTCCATTGATGTCGAAAAGGCCCTTGCGACGATAGCAAGGGGGACTGGGGCTCAAGGGGAGGACCTCAAGGCCCTCGAAAATACCTGGAAAAAGATGGCTGGAACAGTGACCCAATCCTTTGAGGAAAGCGCCAAGGTGCTTGCGGACTACAACACGCGCCTCGGTCTTACAGGCGACGCCCTGGCGGACGTTTCAAAAAAGGCCCTTGATGCGGCACGCATGATGGGCGAGGATGTGAGCTCTGTTGTTGCGCAATCCGCAAAGGCCATGCAGGATTGGGGCGTAAGCGCTGATGAGATGGCCGGCTTCATGGACAAGTTGTTTGCCGCCTCACAGGCGACCGGAATTCAGATGGCCAAGCTGTCAGAGCAGCTGTACAAGTACGGCTCGCCCATGAGGTCACTAGGGTTTAGCCTTGAGAATGCGGTTGCGCTGTTGGCTCAGTTTGAAAAAGAAGGCGTCAACACAGAGCTGGTGGTTGGCGCACTCCGTCAAGGCCTAGCAAGGATGGCCCGTGAGGGTGTGACTGACGCGGCAGAAGCTTTCCAGATCCTTGTGGATCGCATAAAGAACGCCTCATCTGATACAGAAGCAACAAGGCTTGCCATTGAAACTTTTGGCTCCAGGGCGGGCCCTGATCTTGCAAAGGCCATCCGTGAGGGGCGTTTTTCAATTGAAGAGCTGGTCAAAACCCTGCAAAAAGCAGGCGGGATAATAGATGATACATCCAGGAAGACAGAAACCCTGGGTGACAAATGGGCTAAGACAAAGAATGCAATCATGATGGCCCTTGAGCCTATCGGTGAGCAGATTGTGGCCGTAGCCGAGCGAGCATTGCCCAAATTGCAATCAGCAATTGAAAAAGCGACCAGCGCAATAAGCAAAATGAGCGATGAAACAAAGCAAAAGATCCTTGCGGTTGCCGCTGTGTTGGCCGCAGGAGGCCCTTTGCTTATTGCTATTGGCGCAACGATCAACGCCCTTGGCGCCTTGGGGACCGCTTTTTTAGCTCTTATATCTGGGCCCAGTGCGCCTATTATAGCCACAGCCGCAGCGATTGCTGGCGTGGTTAAGGGCCTCAAGGACCTGGTGGACATGCAGGAAAAGGTCACCGGCATGAGCGCCAAGATGGCTGAGCTCCGCGGCCAATATATGGAGCAGGCCGGGGAGATATTCAATCAAAAGTATGGGCGCTATCCAGGGCCTACTGTAGAAGACCAGGAAAAGTTGAAGGCTATATTGGACGAGCTGGTCAGTAAACAGGAAGAGGTTAAACAGAAAAACACCGAAGTTGCCAATACCGCAAAGGAGAATTTTAAGGAGGTATTTAGCCAGCTCAAAGAGGATATTGACAGCCTGGCCAATGGGGTTTATCCCGCGGCTGTGGATAACATTGTGGACAACACCGAACGCTGGAAAGAAAAACTGGTTGAGGTTAAACGCAAATATGATGAAATTATAGACGCAATTGCGATCGTACAGGCAGAGCAGGCTTATGCGACGGCCTATGAAGGTGCGCCCATTCCAACTTCGACATGGAAGGAGCGGGAGTGGAGCAGATCAGACATTGAAGAGGCTAGACGTATAGGCCAGCAAGTAGCGGCGACATTGGACAGCGCAAAGCAGAAAACAGATGAGCTTGGCAAAGGTTTTGAAAATTTGCTTACAAAGTCAGACCTATGGACAAAATCCTTAACAGACGGGATCGCGGATGCGATTGTACAAGGGCGAAGCTTATCCAGTGTTTTGCAGCAAATAGCGGCACAGCTGGTCAAAATGGTACTCAGTAAGGCCTTGACGGGGTTATTTGGTGGGTTTTTCTCATTCTTTCATGAAGGCGGCATTGTGGGGAATGCATCGCCGAAAACCTTTAGGCCTATTAGGCGTTACCACACGGGCGGGATCATAGGTAGCAACGAAGAGTTGGCTATTCTTGAAAAGGGCGAGCGCGTGATCCCCAAGGGGGCGCCTGGTGCAGTGGTGATCAATGTGCTGGATAAAAATGACTTAGAGCGCATCACTTACGAGGCAATGGCTAAGTATCCAGGGGCTCAAATAGTGAAGAACCATATAATCCGTGATGTAAACGAGCGCGGAGCCGTCGCGGGGGTGATATGATGCCGGATATAACATTGAAACAATATTTAGCCTCTACATTGCCCATAGCTAATTGGAGCAATCAAAGCGTTGTATCTACCCAACAATCAGATCATGTTACCATTTTTACATCGCCTGGCGGCCTTGCGCAAAGGGTATATCGCACAGCACAGCCACTTAAACAATGGTCGGTTGTTTTGCATTATTTGGATGAGTCAGAGCTGGCGGCCCTTTGGTCCTTGTGGGAGGATCGAGAGGGCCGCGCCAAGCCTTTCAAGTGGACGAATCCAGACGACGGCCAGACATATTTTGTGCGGTTTGGCTCCAGTACGCTTGCCGTTGCGCGATTAAACACGCCCACGAAAGCATGGAGTGCTACTTTTGAGCTTGTACAGGTGCCAGATGCCGAAATAAACAATGACGAGGGATTGTAAAAGGGGGTAGGGTGATGGCCGGGAATGAAATTAACGCACAAGCCGTGGATCAGCTGCGAGAGGGGGCCATAAAGTACCATGAAACCCTCGAGGTCTATGACGGCTCACAATGGTGGGGCTTTACAGATAGCCCCAACAGTTTTACCGGCAAAGTCTTGGTTGGGAGGACCGCTTCCAGTTTCTTTCCCTTTACCCCTGAACGAGTAACCGTAGAACCGAATGGGTCCTGGGCCTATTCTCAGGCGCTTATAAATGAGGATGTGCAAGTATTTTTTGCAACACAAACAGACACAGGGGGAGTCCGTTTAGTCGCGTGGGCTTATGGATCCCTTGTTCCCCAGGTAGACGTTACACATGACTTATGGGGTACTGAGCACGCTTTTCAGGATATTGTGGGGTTATATTGGAAGAATGGCTCATATTACATCCTGGGCAAGCGGTTTGACCAAGTGTGGAATGGGTACCGCTGGGAGGATATATCATGCCCTGCATGGGCGATATGGGACAGCACAACAGGGACCTGGCAATATGATTATTTAGCCGATACTGCCTTTTTAAGCGGCATTAAGTTTGTGCAGCAGGGCGACATGGACCCAATGGCCCCACTGTATTGTGCGCGCCTATACCAGGGAGGCTTAAAGGCCTGGACAACGGCCATTGGCGACCCTGCCACGGTATGGGGGTCCCTGTTATCCGAAGCACAAAGCGCCAATAATACAATAGAGAGCTATGGGGTGGATGGATCAATAGCGATTGCCCAATCGGCAGAGCATAACGATTGCTTATTGTTTTATCACAAAAGCGATGGTTGGGTCTGGGAGTGGCGATACGAGGCACAAACAAAAGGACAGATCTGGGAGAGTGGGGCTGTCCCTCTAGTTGGAGGCGGTGTGGTCCAAACAGTGTATGGCGAGTATAAAATTTTGGCCGCCTCGGCTCACGGGGTTAAAACAAAAGCAACGGGAGCCACACTAACAAGCACAATGCAGATCCTAAGCCTGCGCGCAGTGGACGATACCCACGTGAGGCTTTTTTACTATGACGGAGGGCAGCTTAAAACCCTCAGAATAGACACAGGAACAGGGGTAATTGATCAGGCCGGGGGCGCGGGGCTAGCAACGAGCACGCTAGATAAAAACTTTTACCCCTTATACTTGGCGCAAGACACCGAGTTGTGGGTGTCAAACAACCATCACAAGGTGGAATTTTACAAGGTGGATCCCACAACAGGCGCGGTGCTCTGGCGCTGGAGTGATTGGGCTGGGGTCCTTGGGGCCGATCCGGCAGGGGCAAGGTTGATCCCAACGGCAACGTCAACACCTACGGCAGCAGTTTGGGCAGGCGATAAGGCGGTCGTTGGGATAGACCTTGCAACGGTAGCGGGGCTAGCGGATGCCATTGCTGTCACATCCTACTTGGCTGGCCTTTCGGTTGTCGATACGGGCTTTACAGGCGACATGGGGCGCGGGGATCCTTTCCCCTGCCTTGCAAAGTTGGCCGATGGCAGTTTATTGATCCCTTTTATGACCTGGAGCGACAATGGGGACACCTTCATAATGGATGCCCATATTGCCCGCTTTTCCTCCGGCATGGTATGGCAAGAGACCGCCACACAGGCGGATATATGGCAGTATGACTGGGACGCTGGATACCCCTACCCGATAGATTGGCATTGCTCATGGGTCCATTATGAGATCCAGAATAATATCCGCGTTGTTGATCTTGGGACCCTGGGAAGTGCGCCGTTATGGTGTGATATATCGCCTTGGCTGCTCAACGCTAACGGGATATGGTCCTATTATCAACAGCCAGACAAAATGTATATTGTCACCTCGGGCCTTGCTTTTTCAGAGGTGCCCTTCAGCCGGTCCACATATCCCGACGGGGGGCATATAGCAATATATGGCTCCGGGGATGGCCCTTATCGCTTTTTTGGCGCTGGCGCGCGCGGTGAAATAGGTTTCTGGATGTGGGAGGCCGGAGACGTGGCCCCTACCGAGAAGGTTATCAATACAGGATGGGTGGCTAACTATAATAACCTAATGGTCGCCTGTACTCCTGGAGGATCTTTTGTTGCCGTTTTTTATGAGGCTGCATATAAACGCATTACAATTTTTGTCAATGATGCCTCCATAGGACGTACGACCTTGGCAAAGGCCTTGAAGGTGACCACCTCAACAGAACCCATAAACGAATACGACAACCCAATTGACACGAGCGACGCTTTTGTATCGTTATATGCTTCAGGGCAACGCGCGTGGTTTGAGCTTGAATTTGAGGGGCATGGGTCCTTTAGAGGGTTAGGCAGCGCGTCAATTTATGAAGAGCGGGACTTTATCCCATACCCATTCAAGCGAGAGGGCATAAGGCTCGATATAGACAGCCTCGAGAAGCAAGTAAAGATAGTTATGCCCGATACTCAGAACCGAGATATTAGGAGCATGATTGAGGCTGGTACAGACTTCAGGGGCAAGCGGTGTATTTTGCGACGCTTCTTGGCTGATGTGGACCCCATGGATGCTGGCTCATCTGTAGTGCTTATAGACGGCTATATCCAGGATTGGACCATGGCCTCCGACTCTGGCACAATCACCTTTACTGTGGCACATTCTGTTGTTGACGCCAGAAACCCCTTTCCTCCACGCATTTTATCTTTGAATTGCGGCCACAAATTCAAGGGTGAGCGTTGTAAATATAATGGCACAGCTACGGCTTGTGACCACACAAAACCCACATGCCAGGTCCTAAACAACGACGCAAACTTTGGAGGCTTTGAGCATGTGGCAGCCAGGCAACGGAGGATACTATGGCGCTGATGTGGAAGCCTAAATATACGCGGGATGAAGTTGTGGCCAGAGCTCTTTCTAGGGTAGGAGAACCTGGAGCGCCGGCAGACAAATGGGATGGCCCAGCGCCAAACTGCTTACGCTTTGTGGCGTGGGTGTATGGGTACCCCTTGGGCAATCTATGCCACAGGGTCTGCGAAATTAACACACTGTGGCCGCAAGTGAGAGGGGCCTTAGGATGGAAGAGTAGGGGGGCTGGAGAAGATCCGGCCCCAGGCGATCTTTTGGGACTGATGTTTCAGTACCAATGGCACGTTGGAATTTGTGTCGATAACAACTATTTTATTCATGTAGCCGGTGGCAGGATTGCGAGATCAAACATGAAATATTGGCGGCGCTACATGATTGAGGCCTTAATAATGCCTGATACAGAGGGGAGGTGTTAGGGTGGCTGTACCATTTTTGGGTGTGCCCCTATTTGGGTGGATGCTTGCTGGGGCCGCTTTCATGTACCTGAAGAGTGCTTCAAAGTTTAACATTAGACAGCCAAAGATGGATGCCTTCTCAGATCCAGGCGTTGGGGCCGGTCCTTGGGCGGCTCAAACAACATCACAGACGCCGGTTCCGCTGCTTTTTGGTACTAGCCGGTACCCCTTGCCCTTGCTCCACTACCGCCTCGATGGGGATCAATTCAGTAATATGTGGCTAGTACTGGCGGTTGGAGAAGACTGGAAGAGCTTGAGCAATGGGGAATATGAAAATATTATCCACCAAATCTGGGTGAATGATTACAAGATTGAGGAAATGCCAGACTATACGACGAATGAGCAGCTAAAGGACAAGGACCACTCTTGGTTTAAATTTTATCCGAACGGGCGTGGAATTAGCTTCCCCTGGAACGTATCAGGCAAGCATGTTTTTGGTCTTAAGGCTGACCCTGTGGCTGAAAGCTATGCGATGATCAGCACGCACGACAGCGACGAGGGCAACGGCCCTGTTTCTCTGTCTATCCGGCTCATGCATGAGTGGCCAGAGCAGGGCGCCCACCAGAGATGGCGGGTTAAGATCCAATACCTGGAGGATGTTCCCGGGGAGTCAGAGTATGACTTAGGGTGGCATAGCCAGTATTTTTACGCAACCCAAACGGTTGAGGCGGGTAAGGATAGCTATACACAGAAGGTCCCCGGGACAAAGGCAACGACTTATACCTTCAACCTGCCCTATAAAGGCAAGTTTAAGGTAATAGTAGAGCGCGGAGATTATGTCATCTTGCGCCTTAAGCTATCGATGTTAACCCTTTACCAAATGCTCTATGCGGCCGGGAAAACACGCGACGATCTAATCGATGCGCTAACGTCCGTAGGCAGCGACTTAGACACCTTTTACAAGGCTTTGAGAGACAAGCGCACGCCAATAACCGAGAGCGAAGCGCAAGCTATCGCGTACCTGTTAGGGGTCAGTTTTAACGACGTCGCGGAATATGTCACGCTACCTGTAGAGGGGAGCATATATCTTGACTCTGTGACGATCACAGACCCCGGCGGGGTAGTTGAAACTTGTGACTTCAACGGGACGTCCTGCTTGCTGTTGCGTATAAAAGACAACACGGGTGAACTTGCTAGACCTACGATATCTATTTTAGCTACAGGAGGACCCAGTAACCCCGCCGAGGCTCTCAAGTGGTTGCTTACAAACCAGGAGCTAGGCAGGGGAATCCCCGAGGAGCACTTGGACCTCGGAGCCTTTGCAACAGCGGCAGACAAAGCGGATGCCTACGGGTACGAATACAACAGGGCTATATGTCAGAGCTACAGCTTTGAGGCTATTCAGGACGAAATATGCGCGGCAGGGCGGTTGACCCTGGTTGAGTGGAATGGCCTTTATACACCTTTTGTGGATGAAGAGGTCCTGCCGGATGATATCACGGTGATTAACCTTGATACACAGGTGGTCGCCAATTCTGTTTCTTATTCACAGCGCGCTTACAAAGATATACCGAACAGCTTTACGATTAAATACGTGGATCGGGATATAGACTACACCGTTCAGGACCTTGTAACAGATGACGCGGAGCTCCAGGCGCTGACTAGGGCGGTCAATAAGCAGACCATCCCACTGCTTGGGACTACAAACCAGACCCACGCATGGGAGCTGGGGTGGCACAGGATCAAGTTTCTACAGGCCGACATGAGCCTATCGTTTAAACCCTTGCCTGTGCTGTGGGGGTATCTGTATCCTGGTTTTGTGTTCAAGGCTACATCCTCAGATCCGCTGCTTAATAACACAGAGTGGATGGTGCTTGGTATCGAGGAAAACGACCCTTGGGACTATACGGTCCGTGCGGTTAAATATCCGCGAGAGGCTTATCATCCGCCTGCGTTGCAACCTTGGACGCCGGATGTTTGGATCCCTGGGGGCACATTACAGCAAACAAGCACACCAAGAATATCCTCTGGAAGCATGACGGTGAGCCATACTGTCTTTGAGCACTCAGATCCACAATATGTGCAGGTAAAATTCACCTTTGCAAACGTACCGGATGACGCGAAGCATATAAAAATTTACCAATCAACAACAGGCTATTTGGACGGCAGCATGACGGCAACAGGATATTCTTTAGTTACAACCATAGACGCTTCGCTAAGTGAAACAAAGTTGATTGTACCTATAAGATATGCGCCCACATATTACCGCTTCACAACCGTTAACGGTGATGGCGAGGAGTCGCCTCTTGAAAGTGCGCCAGGGTGCGTTGTCTATCAATTTATCTCACTGGACAATCTGCCCGGGTATGGAAGATCCGAATATGGCCGCGGGCCTTACGGAGGGTAGAAAATGAGGATCTTTATAGGAGGACCATGTAAAGTCGGAAAGGCGGCTGTGGCCAAGTCAATAGCAGCCACCTTGCAGCATCTAAAGCCGGATCTGCCGGTTAAGGTCTTGGATGACCCGGTAGAAAAAGGGGCCCAAGAGAAGGGCTTCACCTTTGAGCGCATGGTGACCAGGCGCCTATACGTTAGGGGGCCTGGCCCATGCCTCGATATGATCCATTGGGCGCTGGACAGAATGGAGGCGTATACAGACGGTGTTTTAATCGCCAACGAGTCGCCATTGGCCCTGCTGGGATATTGTACCTATTATGGCTTTTTGGCCTGCCTCACGATAGCTCAGCGCAACGCGCTTCTGGATCGGTTTATAGAAATTGGGTTGCGGGGAGATGCTCGGCACGTCTTTATCCAGCCTTGGGAAGGGCACACGGATCAAATATCCGTATCCCTCAACCGGGTGATCGTTCCCTTTGCAATCCTTGGAGGCTCTAGAGTGCAGGTGGTGCCCGCACAAAAAGACTTTAATTCTACAGTAAAAGCGGGGGCGCTGGCAGGGCTTAGGGCCCTAGGCTTGGCAGGAGGTGAGGACGTATGGCCGAAAGTTACACAACCAACTATCAGCTAATCAAACATGACGCTGGAGACCTGGGTTGGGATGTATCTTTGAATGCCAACCTAGACGATATAGACGCGCTACTAAAGGCCTTAGAAGCTGCAGATGCTGACATCAATAACACAATAACAACCCACGAAAGTGAGAGCAATCCGCACGGAACGGGCATCGCCCATTTAAGTGATGTTTACCTGGGCGGTGGCCCAAGTGATGGCCAGGTGCTGATCTGGAATGCCACCAACAGCCGTTGGGAAATTGGGGACATAACGCCGCCAAGCTCCTTATCCGACTTGGGGGACGTTTCCGACAGCACGCCTGCAGATGGAGACGTGTTAGTTTGGTCTGCGTCTCAAGGGTTATGGGTTCCGTCTGCTGGTGGGGGTGGCGGTGGGGCGACGGTCTTAGATGGCCTGGCTGACGTAGACCTTTCAACCCCGCCCCAAGATCAACAGGCTCTGGTTTTTGACGCCACAAGCGGGACGTGGAAGGCGCAAGACGTACAAACACAAATAAACAGTATTGGCGATATAAACGATGTAAATATTCCAAGTATTGGCAGCCTTGTGGGTGGTGAGGTTTTAATATGGAACTATGCAACGCAGCAGTGGGAGCCTGGGGTGCCGGCCTCGCTATCGGCGCCGCCTGTTCAAATCCAAATAGGGGCGGCTGCTGTGCCGGCTTCAAGCACCTTGGCGGTTACATTCCCGCTGGCCTTTTCTGGGGCACCGCATATAGCTATAGCTGGAGAAGGTGCCGCTGGAGTATACATTGAAACAGGCAGCATAACATCGAGCGGCTTTACCCTCCATAACCCCAATGGGGCCGATGTAACAGTGCATTGGATAGCAATTTATGGCTCGACCGGTGGCGGTGGCGGCACGGTGATAACTGGTGAGGGCTTGCCAATTGATGTTGGCGGAACAATTTTGACGATCCCAAGTATGCCAGAATAAGACGGGAGGGGTATAAATGAGCAGAAAGCTTTTGCGCAACCCAACGACTGATACATGGCTGGATCTTATAACAGGTCCAGCCATTTTACATTACTTGCATGTGTTTAACGTGGACAAAACGACAGGGACAGATATTGCCTTGGCGGTCAAAGATACAACGCTAACTGAGCTATCAAAGCCGGCAAGTGGAACAGTAACACCAACGGGCAGCACGGGATCGACAAAATATGAGTACTTTGTGACTGCTTCGAATGCAAATGGGGAAACTGACCCGCTGGTGCTGCCGGTTATAACCGATGGGGCCTTAACACTCGACGGGACCACCAATTACCATACTATCTCTTGGGATACGGTGACGGGAAGCACAGAATATCATGTTTATGTGCGAATTAGTGATTCCTTGTGGCACAAAACAAGCACAACTGACACCACAGTGGTAAATGATGGAACATGGAACATAGCTTATGCGCCGCCCTGGCTAAATATGACGGCTATAACATGCCTCTTGGATTATGAGCGCTTGCCTTCAGGGGCCATTCTCCAGATGGCAATGGATGCAGAAATTGAAAGCACAGAAAAAATAGTTTTTGCTACAACAAATTCCCTAGTCAATATTTTGGCTAGGTATACGGTGGTGAGCTAATATGGGACTTATCAAAGATGTAAGAAGTGTCACTCTGCCAGATGGCAACTTAGCTTGGCGGGATATACAAAGTCAGCTAAAAATGATACAAACTGGGAAATTTACTCGCAATTGTGTGTTAACGGGAAAAAGCTCACCTATAAATGACTATCCACTTTATATCAGGACCCCTGGCCTGATAACGGTGCCATATAGTTTGTCATTAGACGATCTTGGATATTTAGAGGCGTCAGAGGGCACAGCAGAAAATGCCTGCCCTGGACATAAAGATCTTACATTGGATACGACATACTGGAATGGAACACAACTTGGCTGCTGGTTGGCATATCATCATATCACAAGGCCCACAATGATTAGAGGCTATCGTTTTATAACAGAAAATGGCTACACTCCTAGAGTGTGGAGGGTTGAGGGATCAAATGATAATATAACTTGGACAACCTTGCACACTGTAACAGTAGACTGGACATGGGGCAGTGGAAAGCAGTTGGTGGAATATGATATTCCTACAGAAAATAGGGATTATTTTACACACCACAGGTTGATTATTGACGAGTTTGACGCTACGAGTGTTCGAATATACAGCTTGCAATTTTGGGATGCTGCTTGTCCTAGCTCAGCAGACATATACCTTGACGCGGATGCCGAAAACCCACTACAGCTAGCCTTTGCGGATGGGTACAACCCAGATGGAACACCAAAGGATATTTTGAAAACTATCGCGTCACCGTCAATTATTAGCGCAGACGCATTATATCCGAGCTTAGCCCAATTACAATTAACGAACCCATACACCGGCATTGTGTTCGCAAAGTATGATCCACAGACCGACATTGTGACCTTTGAGGTGGAAGACTACAGCGAGGAATTCAAGCCTCTGAACCTGGTTGGCCAAATGACGCGAGTGGCAACGTCGGGTTCTGTCTTAAACCCCGATGCTGTATTTGATGGGAACACAAGTACGTTCTTCACTTCTGATGATGGTAGTGGCCCAACAAGCGGCACAGTTACGTTTCAACCGCCAACGCCGTTTTATGCCCGCAGAGCTAAGATTTGGTATACCTGCTATTATGATGTAAACATACAAATATCAGAAGATTATGGGGCGACCTGGACGACTGTCTTTAGCTATTCATCCAACTTCTCATCCATGAGGGAGGAGATTATAACATTTGACAGGGTATACTATGTAACACAAGTGAAGTTTTACGTGTCAACTTATACTCGTTATCGTAGAGGTTTTTATGAGTGTGTTTTTGATGACGCTCTACAGCCCCACTATAGAAAAATGATGGATGGGAAGTTTTATGAGTATAACGATGTAACGCAAGAATGGGTGCAGAAATACAAAATACCTATAGGTTATGTTATCTTTCGCAGAAACCCCGACAACACAGCGTGGGAAATAGCGCACTTCATACCAAACTGGGTGCCCAATATGCTATCAGCTCCGGCATTCTTGAAACTATCGGCTGTATCGCCAGCCTAGACAGTTAATCCTTAGTATATATACAAAGCGGCCTTTGGGCCGCTTTTTTCATGCTTGGAGGTGTAAAAGATGGAAGCCGTCGCCTATGGCTGTTTTGCGATTGCGGGTATTGCTTTTGTATTGCTCATCTTTTGCTGCCTATGCGGGCAAAGAGGTGATG